TTGCTTGCAGTTTTGCTTTTGTCGAACTCAAACTTATGGAAGGAAGTGCAAAAATTATCTCACTGATTGCCAGAGATGAGAATCAACACCTTGCCATTACTCAGAACATTCTGAACAAATGGAAGCAAGGGGATGACCCAGAGATGGCAAAAATTGCAAAAGAAGAAGAACAATGGTTGGTTAGAACCTTTGAAAATTGTGTCAATCAGGAAAAACTTTGGGCAGAGTATCTGTTCAAAGATGGATCTATGATTGGTTTAAACGACAAATTGTTACAGCAGTATGTTGAATGGATTGCCAACCGTAGAATGAAAGCAATCGGACTCAAACCGCTCTATGACATACCAGCAAAAAATAACCCACTACCTTGGACAGAGCATTGGATCTCTTCTAAGGGTCTTCAAGTGGCACCCCAAGAAACCGAAGTCGAATCTTACATCGTCGGAGGAATCAAGCAAGATGTTACCAAAGATACTTTCTCAGGATTTCAATTGTAAAGGCGGTTGCGGTAAATGCACATGCATAACGCCTGAGGAGTCTCTGGAGGCATATAAGGAAGCAGCAAAATCTGATTCTTATATGTTCGGAGAATACAACGGATATGAAGCATACGGGGATATCCCCGATTAAGAAAGAGGGTCTTCGGACCCTCTTTTTTTATAAATAAATTTATAGAAAAAATAAAAAAAAAATGTCTAGAATTACTGGAACTGATGCAAAATCATTGATGGAAGCATATTCGTCAATTTATCTTCGTGAAGAAATGCTCTTTGAAGAGTTTTTAACAGAAGAATTTATCCTTGAGTCTTATCAGTATGTTGCTGATTTCTTAGTACATGAAGGATATGTACCTGGTTATGAGACTGCTGAACTCTTCATGTCTGAAATGGATGAGCATTGGATTGACGAAATCCTCTGCGATTATGGATTGTATTTAAATGAGGGTCCATTTGGAGATTTTGCTAATACTGTCGTCGGTGGTGCTAAAAGAGCAGCAGGTGCTGTTGCTGGTGGAGTAAGAAAGGTTGCTGGCGCTGCTGATAGAGGTGTTGCTGGTGCTGTTCGTGCTGGTCAGGCAATAAGAGGAACTGCTCAAAGGGCAGCAGGTGCTGTTAGTCGTGCTGGTCAAGCAGCTGTTGGTGCTGGCGTTCGTGCTGGTCAGGCAGTTGCTGGTGGAGTTCAAAGAGCAGGCCAAGCAGCTGTTGGTGCTGCTCAAAGGGCAGGAGGTGCAGTTGTTAAAGCAGCAACTCCTGTTGCTCAAGCAATTAAAGGCACCGCTCAAAGGGCTGTTGCTGCTGGTCAGAGTGCTTTAGGTGGTGCCGCAAGAGCAGTTCAAGGTGCTGGTCAGGCAGTTGCTGGTGGAGTTCAAAGAGCAGGCCAAGCAGTTGCTGGTGGAGTTCAAAGAGCAGGCCAAGCAGTTGCTGGGGCTGCTGGAAGTGCTGCCCGTAGAATTGGTCAAGAAATCGAAATTTCCAGACAAGTTGGTGCAGGAACATATAAACCACCCGGTTCTGCTACACCTTCAGTTGCCAAACCAACTCCTGCTGCCGCTAAACCTAATGTTGGTGGGGCAGTTGCTGGTGCTAGACCTGCCACTCCTGCTGCCGCTAGACCTGCCGGAGCATCTGCCGCTAGACCACAACCTGGCGCTGCCGCTAAACCTGCTACTCCTGCTGCTCCTGCTGCCGCTAAACCTGCTACTCCTGCTGCTCCTGCTGCCGCTAAACCTGCTGCACCAGCAAAAAGACAATCTCTTGCATCTCAAGCAGCAGAACTTCGTAGCATGAGAAAAGCATCACAACAACGTATTCAAGCGGCGGGTGGAACTCCAGCAACCGCGTTGGTACAGGGTTTTGACATGTTTGATATTGTTCAGGGATATCTTATTGATGAAGGTTATGCTGAAACTGAAGATGCAGCAGCAGTAATCATGGTAAACATGAGTGAAGGATGGAAAACTCAAATTCTTGAGTCTGGATATTTTCCAACTAAGTGATTATTTAAATTATAACCATTTTTAAGAGGGTCATTAAGACTCTCTTTTTTTTATAAATAACTAAAAAAGTAAGAAAGAAAGATGAAGTCTTTTAGTCAATTTTTGAAAGAAGAAGAAGCAAAACAAGGTAGATTACTTAATCGTAAAAATCAGGCATATAAAGACATTAATAACCCAAATCCTGGAAATCGTGGATATGCAACTGATGCAACACCAACACCTGCATCTAGAAGATTGCCACCAGGAGCGCCGGAAGCACCTAAACCTTCTCCTGGACAATTAGAAATTCCTGAACCAAGAACAACCAAAGTTTCTGGATCTCAAATTAGAAACGCTGGTGAGGCAAGACAAGGTAGATTACTTAATCGTAAAAATCAGGCATATAAAGACATTAATAACCCAAATCCTGGAAATCGTGGATATGCAACTGATGCAACACCAACACCTGCATCTAGAAGATTGCCACCAGAAGCACCTCCAGCAGCATCAAAACCTTCACCAGGGCAACAAGTAATTAGGCAGACTTCCACTCCACCAACTACAAAGGCATTACCTCCAGGAAGATCTGGTGGTCCATTAGCAAGATCGACTGGTGATAATATTCCTGATGCCATGAAAAAAGGTGCTTTTGATGCAGCAAAAAAAACATCTTCTAGAACAGGACTAACTTCTGCAGAAAAAGCAGCGGCAGCATCGAGAAGATCTAAACTTCTTTCCCGTTCTGCAACTCCAGCGCCTTCTGGAGCAAAATCACCCACTGGAGTAAAACCAACTGGTAAATTTGGCAGAGCACTTAAAGTACTTGGCCCAGCAGCAACTGCTCTTGATGTGGGTTTAAGTGCCGCAGACGAAAAAGCAAAAGGATCTGGTTGGGCAAGGTCCCTTGCTAAAGGCGCTGCAGTCGCTGCTGGAGGACTCGCAGGAGGCACTCTGGGTGCCATTGGGGGAGGTGGTATTGGTAGTGCTGCTCTTGGTACTGCTGGTGCTATCGGAGGTGCAGAAGCGGCAGGAAGAGCATTTGATGTTGTTGCTGGCGCTAATGCAAAAGAAAGAGCAGCAATGGCAAAAGCAAATCGTCAGCGTCAAGCAGGAAGTGCACTCAAAGGTATTGGTGGAAAAACTACATTCAGTCAAAAGAAACCTGGTGGACCTGCATTCATGTCAACTGGTTCTGGATCACAAAGAAAAACTGTTCAACTCGCTAAAACTGGTGTAGTTCAAAGAGGTGGTAAATCTGTTGCGGGTCATCTTGCATTTAAGGATGGTAAAGCAGTTTATAAGGCAGGTCCAAGTGCTCAATCACTTGCTAAAACTTCTTCAAACCCATTAGAAAGAATTGGTAGAACACTATTTGCAGGTGCATATAGGAAGCATGATGCTGCAAAAGCACAACAAGCACTCCAAAAAGCAAGACAAAATGATATGGCACGCCAGCAAAAGTTAGGTGTAAAGCATCTTCCTGGTAAGTGATTTTTATAAATACCTCATATAAGGTATTTAAATTATACAAATGTCTAAAATTTCGCAAGAGTTTATTAATAATCTTGGATTTTTATATGAAGAAATTCATGTAAGAGACCAAGATTTTTTAAATGAAGAATCTGAGTATTATGATGTAGAATCTGCAGAATTAACGGAAGATATAATCCTTTCAATTGCATTATCAATGTTTTCTGAAGGATATAATGCAGAAACTTTTATTAAATTTTTAGCACATTCTGATGAAGAAGTTATTTTAGAAAGATATTTAAGTTCAGATATAACTTTAATTTCAGAACAAATAATTTCTGACGATTTCATTGAAGAACAACTTGAACTGTTGGAATTTGCTGGATTAATTCGTCTTCTTGGTAGGGGCGCTGGTGCTATTGCTAAAGGTGCTCGTGCCGGAGCATCTGCCGCAAAGACAGCAGTTAAAACCGGTGTTCAAAAGGCAGCAACTGCTGGTGTTGAAAGAAGAGTTGGAGCACAATTTACAAAATCTGGAAATGCTTCCAGAGCTGCAGCGGCTGTAGAAAAACTTGCCAAAAGTAAAGCAGCAAAATCTGGTGTAACAGTACCAACAGGATCTTTATCACCTAAACAGTCTACAGATCTTTTGAAGCAAGCAAGAATTGCTCGGGCAACTAGAGGTGTTAAGACTGCGGCAATGGGTGCTCTTGCGGCAGGTACAGGTGTTCTCACTGGTTATGCTGGTGCTAAATTAGGTGGTGCTGGACAAGGTGCCCCCAAACCAACTCCATCTGACGTACAAACCCCATCGACCCCTTCAACACCATCTTCCCAAGCACCTTCAACACCATCTTCCCAAGCACCTTCAACACCTTCAACAAAACCATCTGCGACTGGAGATGTTAATAAGAAGTATCAAGAACTGAGAACAAAGGATCCAGAAGCTGCTAAGAAGTATGGTCTGGAGCAATGGGCAAAGGCAAATCCAAAACTTGCCGCCAAAGTAAATGCTGATGGTACTCAGAAGGGTACTGGTCAAAGTCAGATGGAGAAAGATGCTGAAGAACTTCGTCGAATGACTAACAGATCTAAACAGCGTCAAGGCAAATTAATGGGTGGCCCAGAAGGTCCAGGAAAAATTGATACTAAATCTGTTGATGATTCTATTAAAGCAGAAACTGAAAGGTTGAAAAAATCTGCAGAAAAGAAAGCAAATGAAAAGGTTGCAACTACTAAAGAGTCATATGATGCATATGATATTGTTTTAGAATATTTAATTAATAGTGATCAGGTTAAAACTCTTGAAGAAGCACATTATGTGATGTTGGAAATGGATAGTCAAACAATAGGAAATATTGTTAGATCTAATAAAATTTGATTATTATATTCTAGTTACTGCTTGTTTTACAAATACTTTACCTTCAACAACTTTTATCGAATCATTTGAACTTTTTACAAAAAGGTCATAGACATAATTTCCAGGTTTCATAGATGATGTAGTTGCTGAAGGTAAAGATATTGTTATTGTACCTGTCAATCTATTTGGAAATGATATTGTAAATGGGGTTCTTGTCAATGATCCTTCATGTGTTTTAATCTCTGCACAAGCAGTATAGTCAGTTAAATCTAATGGACTTAAATTGTTATTATTTTGCAATGTAAAAGTCTGATTAAAATCTGTTCCCGTGTAGATTATTAAGTTATTGACAAATATTGCCATTATTCTTTTAATTTATAATTGATTTAAAATATTTATTGGTAGGTACATGCTGTCGATATACCTGGTCTTATGTTTACCATACCTTCTACGGCTATAAATTTGGTAGTATCTCCCCTTGTTATTAGCACATCATAAACGTGTCTTCCACTTTTAAGTGTAGATGTCACTTCGCTTGTTAATGAGAGGTTTATTATTCCATTAGATTCGTCTGTGATTGTTAAAATAAATGGTGTATATCTTGAACTAGAGGCACTTTTTCTTATGTGAGATGTACCCGAACATCCAGACAAAGATTCTGATAAATCAAATGATTGTGAAAAGGATATTCCTTTTTCTATTATTAAATTACTGACGGATACTGAAGCCATTATTATAGCACTTTTATTAGGTATTTATCAAGGAACTTGACAAAGTACCCAAAAATACTTAGACTCACCTTTGTCCCGGTTAAAGATAAATAATAGCTCATTGAATTCTATAATATGAGTTATGAGAATCCATGGAGATATAATGAGAGACCTTTTGATAGTGACTCTATTGGGGATTACTTCGGTTTTGTTTATCACATTACCAATAAGTCCAACGGACGATCGTACATTGGGAGAAAGTATTTTTGGTCGTTCAGAAAACCTCCTGGAAAGAAGAGAAAAGTAAAACAAGAATCTGATTGGAAGAAATATTATGGATCTTGTCCAGAGTTAAAGGAGGATATAAAAAAGTATGGCAAAGAGAATTTCGATAGAAAGATATTGAGTCTTCATACAACAAAAGGTCAATGTAACTATGAGGAGACCAAACAACTATTTTTAAATAATGTACTGATCGAAGCACTTGACGATGGATGCCCAGCGTACTATAATAGCAATATTCTAGGGCGCTATATGCGTAAGGACTATGGAGACTTTGGAGAATACTTTAAGTCAAATTCATGATTGGGCAGTGGATCGTATCCATTATCTGTGTGAATTTGATGAAGGTAGTATTTCCAGTCTAGAAAATGCTTATGCTCTCAAATGTGAGTTTTCTGAATGGTTGGATCCTAACTTAACAGATCACGACATCTTTTCACTAGAATACATAGGAGATGATGAAGATGGAGGAGTCATCTAAGACATTTAAAAGAAAGATTCTTTCAAGAATCCGAGAGTTAACGAATCAAGGTAAACACTTAGAAGCATCAGCACTTTACATAAAATACTTTAAACCATGAAAAAATTTATTATTGGTATGCTTGCAGCAGTTTCAATGGGAACTCCTGCATTAGCAGATCCAAAACTTGAAAAAGGATTCTATACTATGGATTCATTGGGTTGCATGATCTTACGAGAATGCACCGAAAATGTTAGACGGATCACCTCAATCGAGGACATTAAGCGTAACTATCCTAATAGGGATTTTTCTGTTGTTGCTGATGAGTTTGACCAGATGCTTCTTTCCCTTGATAAGATCGGAGTTATGGTTTTTCTAGGACCAGAGAAGTATTTTCCTCCTGGTCATCGTGGAGTATACCATACTGTAAGCAATAACTTCTTTTTGAATGATGCCTTTATGCATCGTCAGGGTGTGTTGATGAGTGTAATGAGGCACGAAGGATGGCACGTTGCCCAAGACTGCATGGCGGGTTCTATCAAGAACTCTTTAATTGCCATCATCAGACCAGAAGAAGATATTCCTATGCTCTATCGTGAGATGGCAGAACGTAGTTATCCAGCATCTGCTGTACCCTGGGAAGCAGAGGCAGGATGGGCAGGTAGAACCGAAAAAGTTACGATGGAAGCACTTGAATCCTGTGCTCGCGGTACAATGTGGACTGATTATGAACCAACTCCACTCACCCGTAAGTGGTTGATCGAAAATAACTACATCACTAAATAATAACATCCGAAATTTTTCGGAAGACCAGCCAAGACAAATTCTTTGAGGGCTTTTTTGTTTTACAATGTAGAATTTGTTGTTGGAAAAAAGAATTTACATATGACACATTTAACGAGAGATGTGTTAATCAAGACCATCGTTGCCGAAGAAATGGTAGGTTGTGGTGGTACTGATTACGTCAAATCCCTAAAAAGTGCATATCACAAATGGGAACACGAATCAAGTGAAACCCTTTGTAAAAAATACAACCAAATACAAAAAACAAATATCAGTGTTGAGATATTGGCACCATAAATAGCAATGCCTTATTTCACACATAATGCCAGAAGAAGTAAAAGAATCTCCTAAAGCAGAAGTAAAGGAAGAAGAAAAGAAAAAGGGTTTGTTTGGCAAGTTGAAAGATGCTGCTACTGACCATGATAGTCAGTTGGAAGCAATCAGCACAATGGTTCGCCTTGGAATCCTTGTATGGTCTGGTGGTATCCTGACCCTTGCTTATATTAAACTCCCTGCTGCACTTGGTATTCCTGAGCAGAAACTTGACCCCACTTTCATCGCATCGGTATTCACTGGAGTTTTAGCTACCTTCGGTGTTCAGACTGCTAAGAAGTCTGGCGATGGAACGATGAAAATGGGTAATGCTGGCGGTGTATCTAAGGCAGATTTGGAGAAATTGATTGCTGCTGCTGCCGCAACTGCTCCTGCTCAAACGATTCGTATTGAACAGGCACCTCTTCAAATCTCAACTGCTGCTCCTAAGAAGGACGGCGAACCTCCTGTAATGCCTACAATTTAATGCCATGATGCTACTCACTTTGTTTATTGTTGGTCATATGGAAATCGGTAATGGAATTTGCCGTACCGAAATGATGATTTATGATGAACCAGTTGCTATGGAATATCCTTGCGAATATTATTCTGAACTGAAAGATTTGGATATTAAACTACAAGGTCAGTAAAATGGCAACTAACAACACTCCACCAAAATCTCCATTCAAGTGGGTAGTTCTCACTGTGGGGACTTTAGTTGGTGTTGCCCATATTGGTGTGTTGGGACACGTTCTTAATGCAACAAAAATACCTGTAATTAATTTTCCACAGGGAGATTATTCATCTTATAAAGTTGAAGCAACTAGGGATGGATATAGAATTGAATATAGAGCAAATGACCCTAGAGTTTTACAGTCAGAAAAATCCTTACAATTAGATAAGGATAAGCGTGGATGGTTTGGACCTACCACTGAGAAGCGTAGGGAGTATCGCATTGACGAATACACTATGGACGGCACGAGGAACATAGGAGGTGCCGTTGACGGCGAGGGAAAGTCTGCAAGAGACATAGAGTGCATCGTGGCGGACGCTGGAGCACGGAGTCAAGGTGCAATGGCAGGTAGTGCGATTGCTGCTGGCGTTGCTGTTCCTGCTATGATGAATATACCTTATATTGGATGGTTGGCATCTGGTTGGGCACTATTGCTTGGACAGAAAATGGGTTCGGAAGCAGGGTCACAAGTTGGCAAAGTATTTAATGACTGCTAATGGAACATAAATTTAAGTATTATTGGGGTGGAGAAGAAAATTGGTATACAAAGAGTAAGAGATGGGCAAACGAACAAAAGTTTCCCATCAATCATCTTGCTCTAGGTTTCATAGAGTGGTTATGGACTATGTGGGTTCAAGGTAAAGTCGATATGGAAATGACTGATGTGGATAGACAAGTGAATGAGATTATAAAAACTTGGGATGAAGAAGAGAAACAGGAACCAGTAACAGAAATCAAAAAGTCTGATATAGAAGGTCTTGATGATATTCGTATCATTTCTCCATGGGCAGATGGTAATGATTGGAATGATACTTCTATAAATCATAAAAAGTGGAGATGAATATTGATGCTTACAATTCTAAATTATGTGGTTTCTTTTTGGTCTACGGTAGTTATTCCTTGTACTACTGTCCCTTCTAACTGGGAGCATTGCTCTCGTATAGATGAGTGGTTGATACCAGAATTAATTAGTGCATGGGAACTTAAGACTGGAAAAGTTGTTCCTTATCAAACGGAAAAGGAGTATTTAAATGGAATTGATTCTGAAACCCCATGAAAATTTAAATGATCCTGTTTGGTCAGTAATTATACTTTTAGGATGTGGACTAGTGTTTACGCTATATTGCGTCATATATATTCTACGCCTATCATTTAAGGAACTAGAAGAAGATGTCCAAGAGTCCAAACAAGGGCAAGAAGGGATCTGCGAACAACAAGAAACAGAACCAGGGCAACGCAACAGCGAAGAAAGCTAAGAACGGGGGTAAGAAGAAGTAATGAGTGAAGAAACTAAAAGAAAAATTAGTGAAGCGAGAAAGAGAAATAGAATAAATAAAAAAAAATGAGAGGTAGTTATGGGTGCTATGAAACCACCAAGTCGGAAGAGTTGTTATAATTTTAGAATAATTGAGATCAATAGAGTTGTAGATGGAGATACATTGGATGTCACTATTGACCTGGGTTTTGACCTTTATAAAAAAGAAAGAGTCAGAGTTGCAGGAGTCGATACGCCAGAGAAACGAACACGCGACGAAGAAGAGAAGGCACTTGGTTATGATGCAACCAACTGGCTCAAAGACGCGCTCGATGGTGCTATCGCTGGTGATGATGACCTCGTTATTAGGACTGAGCTTGTTGGGGGTGTTGGTAAATACGGTAGACTCTTGGGATGGCTTTACATTGGAGACGCAGAAGTCTCTCTTAACGAACAAATGATCACCGAAGGATATGCCTGGGCATATGATGGTGGAACCAAGCAAAAGAACTTTGAGGAACTCAGAGAGATCCGCAGAGCACATGGAACTTTAGTGGAGTAAACCAATGCAAAAACTAGTAAACGTGGTAGCACTACTATCAGGTCTTGTATCACTTGGTGTTGTAGGTGGAGGAGCATACCTCTTCCTCAATAAGGATGCGATGATTGAAGATGTGAGAGTAAAGGCAACAGAAGAAATCACTAAGGCAGTTACAGAAGCACTTCCAGGAATGGTAGAGTCAGCAATGCCTAAGATGCCTTCTGCTACTGGAGATGTTATGTCTCAAACAAATGTGCCTTCAGTAACGGGTGGTGTTATTCCTGTTAAATAGTGTTAACAGAAAAGTGACTCATGACTACAACAAGAAGAAGAAAATCCAAAGATGCTGAGGGAAAATTCTTCCTTTATGTGTTCTTCTTTCATCTTTGGAGTGGATTTTTGAATCTTTTCACAAATGATGATTGATGCCTAAGATAAGAGAAATCCAAATCAGGAATCTGGATATACCTCCGGTTCCCGATTGGTTGATGAATTATCCACAGTCAATACCACCAGTTGTTCCAGTAACACAAAACATTGGAATACCGATAGTTGATATGCCTGGTTGTGTAGAAGCACATGAAGCGAATAATGGATCAAAAACGCTTCAAAGTGATGATCCTAATGGGACATTAACATTTTGTGATGGAAATATGCCATCATTCAATCCTATTAACTTTGAACCCAATCAAACTCTACCGACACAAAAACCGAAGGTAGATACAAGGCAACCTAAAGCTCCCGAAGCACCTGATCTACCGATACCTAAAACTCCCCCTGCCACCGCCAAGGTAGATTGTCCCACAGCATCACAACAGGCAAAGGAACCTGTAGGAACATATCTTGAAGGGTTCAGAAAGAAAGTAACTGGATATCAACTGATAGGAAATCAGTGTGTCCAGCAAACAGAAAAGGTGCCACTACCAGAGCAAATTATTGCTGGACTTCCTAGTCCTGGAACTGTTATGACTACTGGTGGTATTGCAGTTGTTGCCACAGCATCAGCACTTATGGCAAAACCGCTGGCAGATATCCTACTCAAGGTTATCAAACCAACGGTTAAAAAAGTTATGAAAAAGATTGCTAAGATCAGGGGGAAACAAGAGGAGATCTTGTCTGTAACGGAGCGCCGAGATCTTCAGCGCGAGAGGACGGAGGCGATACGGGCACTGAAGAAGGTCTTGAAACCGAAGGGATAGAATGTCTATGTGGGGGAATGACACCGCCAGGGTTAGTAACAATCACATCCGCACACACTTTATAATATGGAGACTTGGGGTGGAAATAGATGCCCTGTTTCTTCAACTCGCCACAATTCTTGAGACGGGCAATCTCAAAGTCTAATCTTTTATTTGCCGCCTGTTGCTTCATCAAATCAATATTTGCCGCTGCTGCTTCCTTACACTGGTCTTGGAGTTTTTTATCTTGTGGGATAGACCAAGTAGCACTGACACCTAATGAAAGATTATAGTTGTCTTTCTGTCCTGTTCTGGTAGGAACAGTATATAAGATATTGCCAGGATTATCTAATGATCCATCTTCATTCAGGTCTCTCATATCATATACTGGATCATTATAATAAGGTTCGTAGGGTTTCTGCATCGAACCAGAACCAGTAACGAATGGAGTGATGTTCAGAGTTGGCCCTTGACATTGGATTCCACCACCGTAGGTGTTGGTGATGTACGGACCTTGGAGGACTTGGATGGCTTGGTTGGTGACTGAACCAGAGGAATTAGCAACAGGAGCAGCAGTGGCGCTAACGCCGCCAACAGTCTCAGCAAGAACTCTTTGTGTGGGTAGGATGGAAGCAAAACTTAAGATTACTGCGTAAAGATACTTGTAGTGTCGGTCACGCTTTTTATTTCTGTCGTTCTTTGAATTATCGTTTGATTGCTTAAACCAGGACCTTGATAGGTTTCTGTGAACTGAAACGCTGCTCCTGGTGTTGTTTGCGTAAATGTTGGTTTGCTTGTTACTCCAGTCCATGATGATGTCACTCCATCTATAGTTACATTAGTCGCACCTGTCCCTGGCGAGAGATTGCCATTGGCGGTGATTCCACTTCCAGTTGCAGAGTATTGATACCCTGTGTTATAGTCTATTGAATTTATAGTCTCCGTAACCGTACTTGTTGTTTCGGTATGAGAAGTCATCGAGCCCTGTGTAAAATTTGGTACTACAGGAACTGCCCGTGAAATCGACGGGACAAGCGCATAGAACAAACCCACACTTAGGGCACCGATGATCTTCTTCATTATTATCTATACCCATTATCTAATAGTGATTTCAGATACGAATTGACCTGTTGCTGAAGTACCAGCACCACCAGCAGTCAATGCCATCGTGCCAGCAGAATTGATAGTACCAGCGAGAGAACCAGCCACCCCACCAGCAGTTGTGGTGACGCTTCCAAATGCGGGTAGGGTTCCAACCACACCACTAGAAACGGTTGTTCCTGTTGGGATTGCGTCTCCGCCGTTGAATGTCTCGCTAAACGAAAATGCACTTCCATCAGTTGTCTGAGTGTAAGTACCTGAGTTCATTGTCGCCGCAGTAGTTGCCGAAACAGGAGCAGTAAGACCGCCAAGAGTAGCAGATACATTAGAACCACTTACCGAGTAGGTAGAACCAAGACGAGTTGCTTGAGAAGCAGAAGCATCAACAGTCAGTTGAACGCTTGAAGAGATTTTATGAGTAAGATCGGCATGTGCAGGTGCCGCCAACAATAACATTCCTAAAGCAATTAGACCTGCTTTCATTTTGTCTATATAATGGAACTATGAAATTATTTATAGAAAAAGTGGATGTAACACAACGAACACCCTTGACAGGTTGGTTCAGATCCCTTATAATATGAAGGTCCTCAAGGGTTAGTAGCTCAGCAGGATAGAGCAACTGCCTTCTAAGCAGTCGGTCGGGGGTTCGAATCCCTCCTAACCCGTTGTCCTTTTACTTCTTATCATGGGTAAATACGATTTTGGTGGACTTGACAGACACTCTGTCAATATACTAAGATTACTCAGTGAACTTGAAGGTTCTTATCAACTCCTTAAATATATGGGATTTGAAGAAGATATGAAGTTCATTGATGAGATGAAGCGGAGGTATTATAAACTCTACTTCAAAACCTCAAAGGAAGAAAAGGCAAACAATCCCGTTTAGCACAGTTGGTAGTTGCGTTGGACTGTTAATCCGAATGTCGCTGGTTCGAGCCCAGCAACGGGAGTTGCCTC